CATGCCACTTCTCACGCCCCAGGATTGCTTGGCTCTGTAGGCGTACCCCTTTCTCTCTTTGGAAGTTTCTCCATGGAGTGGGTCATTCTGGACCTGGAGTGTGTACGCCTGTTGTGCGCGCTTGTACATCTTGCGGACGTCCGCATGGACGTTCCACCGCTTCAGGATGCGGAACCAGCACTTGAAGGCGGCTTCGTTCACAGTGCTGTCGAAACGGGCTGCGTCGTACTCGAACGCTGCGCAGCCGCCCTGCGCACGGAACTTCTTCATGGCGGTTTCAACCCAAGCACCCAGGTCATCAGCTGTCAGGCCTCCGGCGTAAACCAGCCGGGGTTGCCGGCTGGGATGCCAATGCGCGCAAATCAATTTGCTTGCTGCCACTGCAACAGGGCTGAGGGCAACTTGGAGCATTGCGTCACACGGCTGGATTAGTCTTGGTGCACTGAGGGGATTGCCCGCGATGTCCCTTTTGTTGGCTGCTGTGCCTGCTTGCGTTGCGGGGCTCGTGAGGTTGATCTCCCTCTTTACGAACCCGGTGCTGAGGTAGAGCCGTCTGCCGTTCTCCAGCAGGCGGGCGGGCTCAGCCTTCCGCATGATGTCGGCTGCCTTCTTCTCAGGAAACCCGGAGAGCCAGTCTGCAATATTGTTGACGACGAGCTCTACATCGGGGACGGTACTCAGGTCCATGAGGTCCCAGAATGCATTGACCCTTTCTGCCATGGGGTACGTGCCGTCACCCACTCTGTCCACGCCGTTGTCGGACGGCGTGGCAGCTGCAATGCGGAATGTCCATGCGAGGAACGAATTATGGACGCATTTGCGGCAGTTGAACGGGTAGCTGCCTCCGTAGCTAGGGCCATACATGGCAAGGCCGACGGATGCGCGGCATGGCGCGTTCCACCGAGTGGGCAGACCGTCGTTGCCAATCGTCGTCAGCACGCTGCGGTGGCTCCTTGGCGGTGCAGTTTTGATCAGGTCCTTCATGCAAGAGTCTTGGATCACAACGGGGTGGCCAAGATCGACCACCTCTGTCATGCCTGCAAACTGGCCGATGAGGCGTGTGCACATGTCGCGCGTAAACTGGTGGCACAAGTAGACGCGGCCTCCCACTCGGGCTTCTTTGCCCCCTGCAGTTTTAAGGGGCTTGGGGGGCATCTTTGACACGGGAATGTCGGTGGGCAGAGCCTTACGCCCGTAGTCCCACACAATGCCCCACGCATCAGCCAAGCGCTG